TCTTTTTCCCAAGGGAACACAATCAAATCTTTTGACTTGATGCGTTTCTTTGTGTGCGGATTCAAAAGGATTGTTGTCATCCAACGCGTCCGTTCCCAATCCGCTTGTTCCTTTCGGTTTTGACGTTCGTTCCAACCCTCAATCATATTGCCCCACTCGCGTGGCAATAAGTCATAAAATTGGGACGGCATCAATCCCACTTGACCAAACGCAAACGCTTCCAACGTGTCCCATGTTGCAACGCTTGATTCACCTTTCGGCGTTTGGTCATTTACTTTTTTTCACCCGACGAAAATTGTTGTTCAAAGACGGCGAACGCCTTTTCAATCAATCCTTCATCTTCGTCAATCCAATCCGCAACATCGGCCACATCATAACGGAATGGTGCCTTTTCTTTTCTTGCGCCGTCTTTGAATCCGCAATACATCAATGTTATTGCTTGGTCCAAAGTCATATCGTCGCCAAGGTTTTCCAATTGCGCCAATGTTGTTCCCGTCATTCTTGAGAATTCACGCAAGGCGTTGAATCCGAATCTGATTGGGTGTTTACGTTCACCGATTTCAATGATTTGTGTCATCTTATTTGTTTTGTTGTTGTTAGGTAATAAAGGGACCGCCCGACGGACGGCCCCGAATCAATTCTTTGATTAAGCAACTGACGCTTGCGTCAATACTCCAGTTCCGGTGAACCCGAACGAATACGTCACGTTTTCTTCAACGCCCGCTTCTTGTTCGTAGCTTACGAGGTAAGCGTCGCCAGTGTAGTCGATTTCCCCACTTGTTGCAGAACCGAATTTCACTTTCACTAAAGTGCGGTTTGACAACAATGTGAAAAGGTCGTCCGGTGTGTCAAAGTCACCACTAATTGAATAAGTCACCAACCCGTCGCCACTAAGTGACCAAGATTTAAGACCCTCAAGATTCTCTTGCCATCCGGCTGAATCTTTGTTTGTGGTGTCTCTCGTTTCCATTGAAACACTTAATGATGCCGATGTTGCACGGCCGATGATGTCGTAAGTAGTTCCACCATCTTCGCTGATTTGAATCACAACATCCGTTGAATTCATGATGCTTGTTGCAGCCATTTTTTTCTTTTTTTATCGTTTACAAAATACAAAATCAATCGCGAGACACGCGGAATTTCAAATCAACTTGTGACCCGAACGTCCGTTCATCATCGCTAAACAAATCGCGTTGGCCTTCAAAGGCGCACGATTTTACTTTCACCCCGCCAATCGTTTCGTTCATTCTTATGAATGCACTTCGAACGTATTCAACGGCGTTTTGTGTGTCCGAATACTTTGTTGAAATCAACGTGATTCGAACATCTATTTCGTCAATATGCGAATCGCTTTCTTTCGACATACTTGTGGTGATATTCGCCACCTCGTAAATCGCGAACGGCGTCGCTTTTGTTTGCGCTCCTACAACTGGAAACACGCGTCCACCAAACAATGTGTTCAATGCTGAATCGCTTGTGAACTTTGATTTGATAACCTTCCCAATCATATTCGTGCGGCTTTTACTTGTTTATTAAGGAACCCACGCATCAATCGTTTGAACTCGTTTCCAACGCCCGCTGAATTTCTTGTTCGTGCGCGCTTGGCAAAACCTTTGTTTGGTCCGTTATATTGTCCGTCCCTTAAATATCCATATTCCAAAAAGTGTGCGAACCAACCGCCTTTTTCCGGGTCGCTAAATGAACGCTTCACCCTTGGACCAACTTGCAATGATGCAAACGTCGCCCCACGATTCACACGCGTGGTGATGATGCCCATTGATTTCTTTAATTGGCCTTTGGTTATTTCGGCATAAATGCCGCCATTTCGGTACACCTTGAATGTTCCCGACTTAATGTTGGTGATTTCGTCTTTGTAACCTTTCAACATCGGCTTCAATGACTTGCGTGCAATGCGTCGAATTTGTGCAGTTGTGACCCCATCGTGTAAGTTTTCCAATTCCTTGAAAGCGCGTTCGAATTCCTTCTTGATGTCCTTTTCATCAAAGCCAATAAAAGCACCGCCCGAACCACCGCCCGTTCGTTTGCCCATTGACGCCATCATTCTTTCCGCATTCGCTCCCATTAGTCCGCAAATCTTGTCACAATCTTTTGGAACGACTTGCGTGCGTCTGCATTCAAAATCGCTTCGATTGTGTAGGTTGTGTTGTCGTGTACAATTTGCATTTGCTCGTTTATGTCCGAGCGGTAACGAATGAAAAATTCCACACGTTTGGTTGCAACCATTTGGTTGCCTTCTTCACCTTCACTAAAATGCGCCCCAGTTTCCACCACCTTCGCCCAAACATTGGCCAAGGTTGTGAACGACAAAATCACTTCACCAAAATCATCGGTTGATTCGGTGAACGATTGAATCGTGATTCTGCGGTCTAATTGTCCCGATTGGTCAATCATTAGAATGTGAATATTCGGTAAGGGTTCCACAAATATTCGGATGCCGTTGGCAGTTGACGAACGCGGTCCATTCTTTGGTCGTACAATTCCGAGATGACCAACATCATCCCTTGAATCAACGGCTTTGGAATTGCCGAAACGTCAGTCCCCACAACATAGCGAACAATTAATTGATTGACGACACCCGCCCCCGTTGTCCATCCACCGATGGATTGAATGCGTGCGGGTTCCGATATTAAATCGGTTGTGTACAACGATGACGGAATCACCGCCGTTGAACCGATTTCATCCACATAAGAAACCGAGGTAATTGATGCAACTGAACCGCGTGATAAATACAACAAGTTCGATTGACCATCCCAATGATTGCGTGGGAATTGGTCAAAATATTCGTCTATTGTTGAAGTCACCAAAACGCGTCGTGTGTAACTTTCACACATTTGACGTGCGGCCGTAATCAATGCCGAAATCAAAGTGTCGTCATCGCTATGGTCAACTCGAAGAAAATTCTTCGCCTCGGTCAATGTGATGGGTTCGGACGCCGCGGGCGTTACAATATCAATTGCCATTTCTTATCTTGTTTCTTTTGACGTGTTCTTTTTCACCGCCTTCTTTGCGCGTGCTTTTGGTGCTTCGGCAATTGCCTCACAAAAACCCGCATTCAAAAAATCGGTCAACATCTCATCGGAGTGGATTTCCACCACCGCGTGTTTGCGGTAGTGGAATCCATTGCCCGATACAGATTTCAAAAATCTGACTTTCATATCGATTAGGCTTGAGCCAAGTATTTAACCGCACGGCTATCAAGAACCTTCGCATCCTTACGAGCGTAAGAAACGAAACCAACTTCTAACTCGTCCATGTAACGCTCGTTCAAACGTACCATTTGAACACCACCAGCAGAACGAACAACGAACTTGCTGAAGTCAGCCGCGAGCAATGTTTTCTTGCCAGTCGTGATTGCTGATTCCATATCGTTGTTGTAGTATAGGTTGAATCCGAATAGTTTGTCCGGCTCACCAGCCGTCATCGACGGGATGAAGATTGGGAAATCGTTGGCACTGCCCAGCCCTAAACTACGAATCACAGAAATTACAGAATCGTTGGCCATAAGCCCAAAGGTTGGCTTGTTTCTATAACTTGGGTCGATTGAGTGGATAAGGTCCAAGATATCGTCAGCGGCGATTGCCGTTGCAGATGCCGCGGTGTTTCCTAATGTTGCACCCGTGATGATACCTTGTGGTTGGCTTGAGCCAGTACCGGTAGTGAATGCCGCGTTTGTTGCGCGTGCGATTCTTTCGCCCATTGCTTCAGCAAGGAACGCGTTCAAATCGAATGCGTTGTCTTGCAACAATTGCATTGAAACGCGAACTTGTGATGCGTAGTTGTAAGCACTCAACTGAGCGTTGGCGAATGTCATATCTTGAACAGTTACCGCCGCCGCTTCAGAAGTTAAACCAGCATCAGTTGCCGTGTCGTTGATTGTTGGGTAATCCAACAATGCGCCACCCGCAGTGTTCAATTTCTTTGCAAGACGCTCAACCTCACCAGTGAACAATGTCGCCATGTCCAATTCGTTGCTGAAATCTTGTGGTACTAAGAAACCACCTAAAGAATCAGTCCCAGCGATTTGCGTGCTTGTTCCACGTAATTCACCCATAATTGAACGCTCGTTTGCGTTCAAAGAACCCATTCCGTTGCGTAGGTATT